TTATATCACCAAAGTACTGCCGAAGACGCAGAAGTATTTGGATATACACCACGATACGCAGAGTACAAATATATTCCATCTACTGTTCATGGAGAATTTAGAGATACACTAAAATTTTGGCACATGGGTAGAATATTTCAAACAAAACCAGTACTTAATCAAGACTTTATAGAATGCGATAGCACAGAAGTTGACAGAGTCTTTGCAGTAGAAGACGATGCAACAGAACATTTATATGTGTATTTACACAACGAAGTAAAAGCAACAAGATTAATGCCATACTTTGGAACACCAACAATTTAGAAATCATGGGATACAGAAAATCAAAACGAATTAGAAGAAAAGGCATGGCTTTCAAAAAGAGAAGCCGAATGCAAAAAAAGAAATCAAGAAAATACAACTCTTATAGAGTAGCAAGAGGAGGTATAAGACTATAGTAGGTTCGGGGACTTGCTTAGTCCCCCCTACAACTTAAATCAACCATAATGCAGTGTTTCACACCTTTTAGAGTAAGGAACAAATCGAAAGACCACAATAACCAAAATTTAATGGTTAATGTACCATGTGGTAAATGCCTGGCATGTAAAAAACGCCGAGCATCACATTGGAGTTTCAGATTAAACGAAGAAGCAAAAACATCAAGCTCAGCTTGCTTTATAACATTAACATACGAAAATGCACCTGTATCCGAAAATGGATTCAGGACACTAGATAAAAGGGACTTTCAGTTATTTCTTAAAAGACTAAGAAAAACATGTCCCACTAACAAACTAAAATATTACGCCTGTGGAGAATACGGAACACAAACTCACCGCCCTCATTATCATGCTATCATATTTAATCTGCCTAAATCTCTTATACAGAGTCCTCAAAAAATCGCAGACACCTGGCAAAACGGTCATATTCATCTTGCTAACAATAACCAACTTACTATTAATTACGTTGTCGGTTATATGACAAAATCAAACTTCACTAGGTTTAACAACCAAGACGATAGACTACCAGAATTCTCATTAATGTCCAAAAAAATGGGTCTTGGCTATTTAACAGAAGCCATGAAAAACTATTACAAAAAGAGAGAAATCTTTTGTATAGTACGAGAATCAGGACAAATAATATCTATGCCTAGATATTACAAAGAAAAAATCTTTGAGAAAAAACAACTTAAAGAAATGTATAAAAAATACATTGAAGAACAAGAAACAAATTTCGATGAAATGTTTAATTCAGCAAAAGATGAACACGAACATTATAAAAATATTATCAGAAGAGATAATAAACACCAATTATTAACAAGACAAAAAATTTAACTATGAAATTACGAACAGCTTACACAAAGAACAAATGGAAAGGTAAAAAAATGGATCAGACATTAAATACAATACCTGACCAAAATTTATCAATTCGACAATTACTAGACAGACACTCCAGAGGTTTACCTCTAGGAGCATCACAAAATCAGGGTGAATATTTCGATACCGAAATACCCCGATTCGACGATCTCGTCGACATGATGGAACACAAGAAAAGACTTGTACAAGAACATAAAGATTTGACAAAGCAAATCGAAAAAGAGCAAAAAGCTCAAAAAGAAAAAGCAACTGCCGAAGCCGTAGAAGTTGCTAAAAAGTCAATAAAGACTGATGAATTTTAATTCATCTACTTTATTGGCTAAAACTGTGACGAAGTCACTAGCACTAATAACATACTTGATATATTAGTGCTAATTGACACCAAATAACCTAAACGACCAAAAAAGCAAGAGCGAAGCGGACGCAAAATAGGGGAGGTAAGGAAAAAGTGTCAAAAAAAACAAAAAAATAAAAAAAAAATTACTATATTAGAAAAATATATAACCAGAGGAAAAATGGACTTAACTGTATATAAATTATAGTTCACTCCATCTACCTCATAAAAAATCACTTATGGATACAACAAAATTTAAAACAGAAGAAGAGAAAAAACACGGAGAAGCAACGCGTAAAATCGTATTACAACATTGCGTAGCATGTCACCAACAATTAGATCTCTTACAACTAAGACTCATAAACTTTGAGGATTTAGTAAACGGCGTAAAAGATACCATCTTATTAACAAATAAACAACTATCGGAATTAGATTTCGATAAAGCCGGAGTAACAATACCAACAAAACTTAAAAAAGTATAATGCCATTAGCACCCGCAGTATTAGGAGGAATAATATCAGGAATAGGATCACTAGGCTCATCACTTATATCAAATCGTGGAGCATTAGGAAGACAAAACCTAGCAAACATGCAGAACATGAAGTTCTGGGAAATGCAAAATAAATACAATACTCCTAAAAATCAAATGGCAAGGTTAAAAGACGCAGGTCTTAACCCTAATTTAATATATGGATCAGGCAGCGCCAACACAGGTGTTGCCGGTTCTATTGCACCTAGCAAAGCCGCACCATATAATATACAAAATCCTATACCATTACAAGCTGCATTGTTACAATCACAAATAAATTTGAATAATTCAAATGCAAATAAAAACAATGTACAAGCCGACTCTGTCGGAGGTCTCCTTCCAGGAAGAAAAGAAGAACTTAATTTTAAAAATCAACTTGCGTCAGTAAAATTACAGATACAAAACCAGACGAAGTCTGCACAAGTTAAAACAATACAAAATTCTAGCTTACAATCAGATTTTAATAACATTATAAAACAAAAAGAATCAGAAGAAGCATTAAAAGGAAATATTAAAGGAAACTATATAGGAACAATTTTAAACAATTTAGGTTTAGATAGTAGAAACCCAAAAGATGCCCAAATTATAAAAACTCTTTTATATGGATTAATGGGCTCAAAAGTATTTAACGATTTATCAGGAGGAGTAAAAAACATAATTCAATCAATGTCAAGAGGCAAAGTGCCAAATATGACAAGAAACATAGAAAACTTACAAATATTTAATAAATAATCATGAGTATATTTAGCAAAGTGGCTATGCCACGACCACAAACAAACACATTTGACCTATCACACGATAGAAAATTCTCAGGAAAAATTGGAGAATTAATGCCAATTTCTGTAATGGAAGTAGTTCCAGGAGACAAATTCAACATCAAAGCGACCAACATGACAAGATTCGCGCCACTTATCACACCAATCATGCACAAAGCAAGTGTATATTGTCACTTCTTCTTTGTGCCAAACAGAATATTATGGCCAAACTGGGAAAACTTTATATCAGGTGGAGAAGATGGTCTTGCAGACCCAACATTCCCTACCGTAGACTTAACCATTCCAACTCAATATGGAATTCACACACTAGCAGATTACTTAGGATTACCAACAGGGAATCAACTTTTAGACGTATCAGCTTTACCTTTCGCCGCATATCAAAAAATCTATCAAGATTATTACAGAGACGAAAACTTAATAACTAAAACAGACGTGACCGTATCAGACGGAACACAGTCAAATTTAGACACAATTGCATTAAGTACAATGCAAAAAAGAGCATGGCAACATGACTATTTCACATCAGCTTTACCTTGGACACAAAGAGGACCAGAAGCAACAATTCCGTTAGGAACAACTGCACCAATAACATGGCAAAATAATAATCAATCAGCAACTTTAGTTAGAAACAATGCTAATGGTAATTTAATTACTAGTCAATCATTAGACTTTGAAGCTGGAGCTGGCGGTGGTTTAGAAATCACACCACAAGGTTTAAACGTTGATTTAGACAATTCAGATCATTTATTTGCAGACTTATCAGGAGCTACTGCTTCATCAATAAACGACTTAAGAAGAGCATTTAGATTACAAGAATGGTTAGAAAGAAACGCAAGAGGCGGAGCCAGATATATAGAAATAATAACAGCCCACTTTGGCGTAAGATCATCAGACGCTAGACTTCAAAGGCCAGAATTCCTTGGAGGAAGCTCTACACCAATTACCATAAGTGAAGTACTCCAAACGTCAAATACCGCTGGAGCTACAGGCGATAAAGCTACACCGCAAGGAAACATGGCTGGACACGGAGTTTCAGTAGGATCATCAAACTACGTATCATACAGAGCAGAAGAACACGGATACATTATAGGAATAATGTCCGTAATGCCAAAAACAGCATATCAACAAGGAGTCCCAAAACATTGGAAAAAACTTGACAAATTTGATTATTATTGGCCCTCATTTGCAAACATTGGAGAGCAGCCAATTTATAACCAAGAGTTATATCACCAAAG